CCATCGTGGCAGTCTCGAAACTGAAATGAGGACTTTAGTTGAGGGATTAAAAGTTATCGAAGAAGCCGCTCTGTCAATAGAGCAATTTGAGTTACGGTCTGCGCTGACCGCAATAAGACAGAAGGCAGAAGAGAGGATTGACGAAATATTCAGGTTTGTAGAACAAGAAATCGGAGATATTAATATTTATTGTGTAGGTGAAAATAATTTTCAAGGCCCTCTCAGATATGGCCAGGTTGTCGGGGCTAAGCTTGCGCCGCCGGATCAATACATTGAAAGGCCCATTTCAGAAGCAACCAGAATGACATAATTGTAAACAAAAAAGCATCTCGAGAGAAAAAGGGCGGATATTTTGATATCCGCCCTTTTTTCTCTCGTTTATCCACTTACAACTTACCGGCGACCGCCGGAAACCTTCAACACATGGCTGCGCCCTTGCCTTCTAACATCACCCAGGGCAAACACCCACAGGCCATGCCGGGATCGTTTAACCAGGGTCAAATGCGAAGGCCGTCTTCGGCTGGAAGTAAACACAAATCAAGATAAAGCGCCGGGCCGCCGGAATCACTGGCCCGGATCACAACCGGCGGAATCTTTGCCAGGCTTCCGGCTTCACAGGACGGCGGGCATTACCGAAACGGCAGCGCAAAGCCTGGCAAAGGTCTTGGAAACGGTACCAGAGCGAATAAGAAAATATCTGTTTTTATGGTGAAATATCACTCCACTTTCGCATTTAGCGAAAGGTCCATTTTGGACATAAGGTTAGCAATAGGTTAAACACCACAAAGAAAAAGGGGTTAGCGAATCTCGCTAACCCCCTGATTTTATTGGTAGCGGGGGTAGGATTTGAACCTACGACCTTTGGGTTATGA